GTGCACTGCAAGTGCACCGCCTTGAGGGAGTTTGAAATGTTCCCTCAGGATTGGTACCCTTTGGCATAATATGAATCTATGCCGGGACCGCCCCGATGGCGTTAGCCACTGCCACCCACCTAAGGTAGTAGGGTGGCGCCCACCTCGGCTTGATGTCGACGGCACGAGGACGTCCAGAACGTTCCAAGTGCTCCCTGTCGGCTGACGGCAAACTGCCGCGCTTAAGGAAGAACTTGAGCAAGGCACCATACCCCGAAAGAGAATTCCTTGGGAGTATGGATCTAACTACATAACCCCTAACCAGAGGGCGATGCAGCTGTGCGCACATCCTCTCAGGTTTGTAACCCAAGAAGGAGGTACGGCCAAGCACAGGAGATGACTCATCGACTACCGGAAAATATCGAAATATCTTCCGGATCTTTGAGTCTAAATGTCGAACGACTTGCCAACAACCAGCTTTGTATAGCTGGTTGCGAAGCGAGACGATCGAGATACACTCCTGTCCGTCTGACAGTGATGCAGGGAAGACGCGACGGACCTTGACAATGGAAACGTCATGGCCATCGTAGTACTCCTTGCCACAAGACTCTCTGAATCGACCGATCCAGAATGACTTGTGAGCACCCACACGAGCACCAAAATGCTCAAGCGAGTGTATCACTGATTCCACTGAATCTATGGGAACAATCAAATCGTCCCCATAGACGCGCACTCTTCCGAAAAATCGCTTAAGTTGCGATCCATCGGTAAAGCGGGTGTTAGACTCTTGCTCTATACCGAGAAAGATGAGGGTCAAAAAGACCATCGCCTCAATCGGAAAGCAAAGAGCCGAACCCATAGATGCGTACTTAGCCAGGCGTAAAACACCATGGCCAGGTACATCAGCCTTACGCGATCTAGTAGCTTCCAAAGCCCGAGCTAAAAACGGGTGATTGGAGACCATCTCGCGAACGAGCTGATTAGAGACCCTATCCGAAGCCTCGCTAAGGTCTAGCGTTGCAACGGAACCATCCAAAGAGCCTTTCTGTGCCAAAGCCTGGTTAGGACCTTGGTCAGAGAAGCCCAAAAAGCGTGACAGGTAAAAATCACGCTCGATGGCTGGAACTAATTGCTCAAGAATCGCCTGCTGTGCATACTGCACATAAGACGGCTCAATCGCAATAATTCTAGGGGTCTTTAGCGTCTTAGGAACAGATATAACCCGAACGGGTTGCTCTGAACCAGGTTCTAGATAGGTCACCTCGTCCTCATGCGCAAAACGCGCATTCGGAAGCAGAAAGTTCTCAGAAGAGAAAACTGACTGCAAACGAGTGGTCCAAACGCGCGACTGATACTTCTGGTTTCCCATCAGTTTGTCAGCCGTTGCACCTGGACCATGTTTAGGAACAACGTCTTCATCATAGATCATTTTGTCTATGGTAGAAAACAAATTCCCAAACAAAAGAGAAGAAACGCGGCGAAAGTCAGAGTAATCTGACTCCGCCAACAATGCGTCATTCTCTTTGACCTCTCTATCACAATCCACATACTCCGACATGGCATCTCTTTCCCGTGCTGGAGTGCACGGAAGCAAGATCTTGCTAAAGACAAGAGTTAACTGTCTTATCGCAAGGATAGCTTCCACGTCAGGGTTGTGAACTAACACCCCACTATCGCGGTCAAACACACGATCGAGGAAACCTCCGAGAAATCGGGGGAGACCTGCCTGCCAAGAAAAACCTTGGAACAGGTTGCGATCAACAATCCCTTGGTCAAGACTTTTTTGGAAGTCCTTTCCAAAGGAAGGTAGGGTTATCGTAAGAAACGATAACCCCTCGTGTTTGACACGACCTTGGACGGTTTTAATGTCCATGGTAGCGCTAGTGCAACATCTGTTAGCGAATTCTTCCGCTAACTTGACCCAGAGCACAACTAGGCTTTGCAATGCTCCTCCTTAAATAGAGGTGGACATTCCTAGGCCTATGTGTTCAGAACGACAAGAACTAACGGCGTAAACGTCGATAGAACCGTCGCTCAAAAGGAGTTAAGTAATCCTGATCTCTAGCATATTTAAATGCAAAGAGAAAAAGGAGCTTAACAGCCTGATAGACGATGAATTTAATCATCTACGGGCTCCCGCATTAGGAATCAACTCCAACTGCACAATTCGTACAGTAGGAACACTAAATAGCCCAAAGCGATAAGGCAAACCGTAAAGGTAAGCCAGAACCGCAAGGTACCGGGTCTATTAGGACTCGGAACCAAGGACTTTTTTAGTGGCAGAGTACGTAGAAGCGGAAAGAAAGCCAACAAGGCCTTCAACCACTTTACGCAACTCTTCGTTGGTGTAGCCCGAAAGGGGCCGATCAACGACGAGATAGACTGAAGAAGAAACTTCTTCATTCTGGCTCGGATTGATAACCGATGCGATGACCTTTTTCAGATCCAGCCGCACAAGATGCCTTTTTCTCCTCCCTTCTTGGGTGGAGATGGTCATACGAGTGAGGCCGTCAGCGCTGAGGTACTCCGAAGCGTACTGACCCGAAGAAACACGGGGCAGTGCGGTTTCGGTTGAACCATCAGTTTTGACTATTTGTGGATCAGTGAACGACATAGACGTGCTCCTATTTCTGCGAGCATTTGCCCGCTTTGATGGTTGCAATGCATATTGCTACCGCAATCGGGTAATACCCAATGCAGCAGTTATGGCGAGCTGAGTAGGGGACAAACCCTCCCAACCAACGCCAAACCCAAAGGGGTTCGCCGGACGCCTTCTCTTGGTAGTAGAAATCACCGAGGAAGACGGAGGCGGTCCCGGATCACCGTTTAAACCGGACCGGGACATGCTGTACGTGGTAACGATGGTAGTTTCCTCCATCATGTACCCATACCGCATAACCAGGCCAGCTAGTCCAAATGAGGTCACGTTCGACAGAACGGGACCAGCATTTGAGAACCAGTCAATGGCCCAGCTCCACGGGGTTAACTCCCAGACAACGTCTGGAGTCAGCGTTAGACCGAAAAGCTTATCGGTCTCGGCACCGATACCCAAGCATTTTTGGATCGTTGAACGATCCGCATTTGCATAGGTAAAGGCACCGGAAAACCACCTTTTGGTGACTTTCTTAACGTGAGTGTTAACCACCGCATTGAGTCCAGAATGAAGGGCCCCAAAAGAACCTCCGCCTGCTCCTGAGTAAGAAGCATGGCGAAGTTGGGATCCAACAAACTCGGACTCCTCAACTATATCATCGAATGCGAACTCTCTGTGAACATACGTCCCTGCAGCAGCATTATAGTTTTCCATAATGCGGTTGCCGTCACGTATCGACTGAGCGGTATTTTTCATATCGCTCACAAGGGGAAGCCACCCAAACTGTGCGGCCAGATACTCTGACCCTGCAGCCTTGGCAACTTCCGTTCGCTTCTTCCAGGCAGAAATTCCCGGTAGGCTGATACGCCTATCATGGAGGATCTCGCCCAGAGCAACGCCAGTTGCGGCGTTGGAGTTCGTGGGATCTACAATGGCAATAGCTTCCGCACCATATTTATCCAGATGAGTATCATCATCTGGTGATGGCAAGGAAGTGCCAGAGTAGTTGGAACCTGAAGTCAAGCCAGCAGGAATGGTAATAGGCCCATTATACTTATAGGCCTCACCGTTCGAACTGATCTCGGCATACAGGTTAGCTGACCTCTGTGAAATCTGAGGCTCAACTCGGGTCGTGAAAAACGGCCCGCCAGATTCGTACTTACCCGTTCTAGGGTTCTTACGATTTCCCGATGAGACAGTAAACTGTCTGCCACGAAATCTATCTTGGGACGGAGACGCAAGATTAGCCACCCTCCACGGTTTTTTACCGCTTTCACGGTACATAACCGGTGGATAGGCGACAACTTGATCTAAATCCCTAGACTTAGTGGACATATAGTTGGAGCTCCTTCTTGTCGACACACTATCTTACGATAGTGGGTGGGGTCTAAATGCACTGCGTGGGGGACACTTATGCCATTAATTTCTAATGGTG